ATCATCCAGCGACGCCAACCCGACAAACCAATCAGCGAGGACATTATCAAACGCCCAACTGATTCCAAAGTACGCGGGATAACCGGCCGCAAACTGGAATGGGGTTCCTACCAGCTGCATATTTATGCCATCTCCGGCATTAGTTCCTACAGTAGAGAGCGCGGACCTAACGCCAGCCGTAACGCCCTGCGCAACAGTCGGAGTAGTTCCGACAAGCGTCAAAGCATATTCGATATTATCCGTAAAGTCAGATCCATACCGCATTTCCCACTTACGGGCATTGGCACCAATGGCATCATACCATCGCGCCTCATTCCCGTGTTCATGGAATACAAGGGTCGATCCGCCAGTATGGTTCACCCATTTACTAGAAGTACTCATATTCTTTCCTTTGCCGATTATCGGCATAGCCCCGGATTTCTCCGGGGCCGACTTTGTTAGCTAATCACCGTCGGAGACTCAGGACCGGCATAGCGAGCGCCGGAAAGAACGTAAATGCAGCAGATGATGTTGGTCGCGTTGGTCGAGTCGGTAAGGGTCATGTTAACCCAGTTGTGCCCGTCGGGAAGCTCAGAAGCGTCAATCTCGGCAACCGCGAAAATATTGGTAGTCGCGGAATTATCGAGAGTGAGTGCCGTGGTGGAATTGAGAACCCGCGCTCCAAGGACATCGGTCGAGGCGGTCGTCTCCTGGTAGTAGTTGAAGGCTACCAGCTCGGCACTAGTCGCGCTCGCGTCAGTCGAGGCGTATACCGTTGCTACGATATCAGTCCCGGCGGCAGCACCGGAAACAAGGATCATGGAGATATGGGAATATCCTTCCATGTTCACAGCATCGAGCGTGGTTACGCCGTTGGAAGTGGCCGGATATTTCGCGATAGCGACATGGGCCTGTTCAGCGATATTAATACCTTTCATTTCTTACTCCTTACGCCCTGGTGGCGAGCGCGATGAACGGCCCGACAGGTTTGCTAGTAGAAGCGTCCTTGAACGGAGTTACCGACTTCTTCCAAAGCGGCTGACCATTCACGCGCATAGTAAAGCGATAAGCCATCTCGTCAGTCAGGAAGTTCACATGCATCGAGGACGCGGACTGAATACCGGCCTTGTCGATAATGCGGTACTGGCTGAAATCGCCAAGATAGATATCGCCAACAGTGCCCAAAGTCTGAGCCTGTTCTACGAAATTGATAGGAACACCGAGCAACGTGCCATTCGGAGTACCGGTAAGCGAGTTACCAGGAATGAACAGCGGATAGCCAGCGGTTCCGACCTTGATAGCGAGGGACATGATCTGAGGAATGCAAGAACGATTCATCGCCCACCGGGTAGAACCAAAGGAAGCGCCGGAATACAACTGAGCGTACATATTCACGATGTTCTCAAAGGTGATCGTCCGGGCAGACTGGCCGGTCTCTTTCGCGACAGAAACAAGACAAGGGGAATTGAGAATGCCGAGGGGCTGACCGGATCCGGTCCCGTTGAAAATGGCGTCGGCGAGCTTGAAGTTCATCTCTTTGTAGAACTGGCCCATGATCATGGACTCAAGGGCGGTCGAGTCCTGGAGAAGTTCATCGGTAACATAGCAGAGCGCAAAAAGCTTCTCGAGATTCATAGACTCTTCGCCAATCTTCGGCTTGGTGGCCGTGGTAGCCGCAGCCTCGTTTTTCCAGTAGGCGAGAACACCGCCGGAACGATAGCCGTCAGCACGGGAAGTCTCGTCGATCAGCGGATATTTAAGGCCGTTGTTCGGCCCGGAAATAGGGATGCGCTCGCAAGCCGAGGCAATATTATCGGTTCCCCAAATCTTCTCGGCAAGCATTCCGGCCTGCTGAGTACCAACAAGGAATCCGCCTTCAGATGGAGCCGCTTCATTCATTCCGGAAGCAGCCATGCTCGGGCTAAGAATACCCTTGGCCGATGCATGGGACATAAGGTGAGCGTTGCGCTGTTCGGCATTCGCGCCAAACATGGCCGCAACAGCCTGGAAATACTGTCCGAGGGAAGTCTTCGGGCAGTTGTCAATCTCTCCGCCGTGCGCCTGCGGATTAGCGGATGCGGAATAGCTGGCCTCAACTTCATCGGCCTTCTGTTCATCAGCGAGGGACTTCTGCGCATCGGTCAGGCGTCCGAGATATCCCCGGAGCTTTACATCGTCGCCCTCTTCGGGCGCGTCTTTCGACCTAAGCTCCTGGATAGAACCCAGAATACCCTTGATAGTTTCATTGATCTTATCGATCCTAGCACTCATGTTATTCTCCTTTCTCAATCAGCGATGCGTTGCCGCTTAAAGCACAGTCGGCATCCATACAAGCCTTTAACCATTCGGCGCTCTTCGGTTTCGGAATCTCCAGTACAGGCTCCCCCCGTTCCGACTCAGAATCCCTCTGGTCGATAACCTTAAATCCTTGCGAAGCTATTGCCACCGCTTCTTTCTTGGAAAATCCTGCATCCCGCAGTACGTTCTCAAGCTCTCGCGGAGTAGTTACCTTTTTCTTTTCTCCATCATCTGCAAGCATTTGCGGAACATGCGCAAATCCGTATTTTGAAAGCATCAGTGGAGAAGCTTTAGCCGCTATATCTCCATAGTCTTCCACACCTTCCGCAAACCCCATGTCAACCGACTCTTTCGCGGTCAACCATGTCTCATCATCCATCATTTTACCGACTTGTTTTTCATCAAGCCCGGACTTCTTTGAATAGATCGAAACAAACTCACCTTTCATCGTATCAAGCAAATCGGCCGTCTTCCTAAGATCGGAAGCCCCTCCGATAGTCAACGTATAGGGATTGTGGATCATGAAATAAGCCCCCTCGGCTACTTTCATAGATCTTCCAGCGAGCGCAATGATTGAAGAAACAGAAGCGGCAAGGCCGATCACTTCGACATCGAGCTTATCCTTGACGCTTCCGAGAATGTTATATATGGCCATACCATCGAACACATTCCCGCCGGGGCTATTCATCAAGAGCTTTATCGACTTAGCTCCCTTTATTTCATCAAGCCTATCCTTGAACTCTTTCGGACCGATACCGAAAAACGGATCAATCTCATCAAATATCTCGATTTCCGCCAGATCATCAGACTTTTTCGACATGCTAAACCATGATCTATTCTTTGACATCATCGCCCCCTCCCGGAGTTTCTTCCGGCGCTTCCTCATCGGGAGCGGTTTCTTCTTTTGGTTTCTCTTCGGTATTAGACTTGTTAGCGGCGAGATTAGGCTGGCCCCAATATTCCTTTCCCTTCTCTCCGCCGATCTTATTCATGTTCTCGCGCTCGCGCCATTCATCAGCGTTCAATACTCCGTCAAGGCGCATGATATGTGATACATCCGCGCGCGTCTTAGAATCACCCCGGAGCAACCCCTCTATGTTGAACTCTACAAACCTATTTGAAACCGTTCCGCTAGAAGTAGCGAAAAGTTTAGTATTCAGCTCTTGTTCCCAAGCTACATATCGCGGCAACATCGTGCTTTGAACCATTTCGATAGCAATCTGTTCTACGTTGCGAAGGCCGGAAGCGTCGGGCATCTTGAGCATACGGAGTGGTAGGTTAAACCATCGGGCTATCTCTTTGTCTTGGAACTCGCGCGTTCCAAGGAACTGCGCCTCTTCTGGAGAGAATGAAATCTTATTCCATACCATGCCCTCTTCCAGAATCATCGGCCTATGCGCGTTAGTTCCGCCAGAATGCGCCTCGATAGACTTCCTAAGGTTCTCTTGAGCTGGAGCGCTAAGCGTCCCAGGATGGACAAATACGCCGGAAGCGTTCATCCCATTCTCGAAGAACTTCTCGCCGAATGACTCGGCTTGCATGGAAAGGGACAGGGACTTAGCCGCAAGCTTTATAACGCCTTCCCCGGTTATCCCGTCGAACGCCAGCCCCGGAACGTGGATGATATCGGTATCGGGATATATCGTGTCTTGCCCGGTTGCCTCACGATAGCGCCATTGAAGCTGTCGGCCATTATCGATAAGCTCAGGTGTCATCCGCTTACCGTCAAGGAGCCATATCCAAATCGGACGGCCAAGCACGTCGCGCTCGATCCGAGAGAATCCGCCACCGTAGAAAATAGCGTGAAGCTCCATCGTAGAACGCCAAGAGAATGAAGTCATGAGCGGATTAGGTTTATCATGGAGAATGGAATAGACTGGCGAACCTTTAAACTTTTCTTTATTACCTTTCGCATCTCGGAAGTAAGTAACTAACGGCAACATAGCGACATACTGCGTCCGAATCGTAGCCGCGTTGAATACTGTTGCCAGATTCATCGCCATCGTATCGGATACAAAAGAGCCGCCGACCCCGCCACCGGACGCGATTGCGTCCATCTTGGCATCGAGGTCGGCCAATGTCATATTGCGGATTTTAGGCTTTCGGAACCGGTCAAAAAAACTCATGAGCCCCCAATGCTGTCTCCCGACATGATGGGACGGATATATCCAAGCAGGATACTATCATGAGGATAATATAATGTCAAGTAGGTGATAATGAGGATGAAGATAGCCCGGATTGCTCCGGGCCTAGAGGATTATTTTTTTGCTTTCTTCGCGTCCGCTTCGGTCGCTACGTGGAACATGCCGTGAAGTCCGTCTCTCTCAGGTCGCCATTCCCCTACGCCTACGCCGAATCCTCCGAGGTTGAAAAGGTTGACGATCTGTTCGAGCGATACCGCATCGGCGTTATAACGGATAGGAAGCTTGACGCGCCAAGCCATAAACTCAGGGCGATAGCGGATGTCGGCCGTTCCCATTCCTACTTTTACCATATCCTCCCTCATGGTAGGCTTTCCATCGATAGCGACAAGTTCTCCTTCGATATGGAATGATCCACGAAGTTCGGTCATCTTCATGCCGTCGGAGAAACGTCCGCCAGCAGATACGGCCGCCGACTTGAATGCGATTGTAGGGAATCCTGGAGTCCCGTCAGGAAGGCGATAGAACGCTTCCTCGTAATCGTTCTCAGGACTCTTCGCAGACTTGGCGGTTTTCGCCTTTTTCATCTGCTTGTCCAGCATTTCCTTCTTGGCCTTCGCGCTCCATGCGTGTACGATGAGCGACGAATCCCCGACCAATTCCACGATTGCGCGCTGGATGTTGATCTTCTTAATCTCGACTACCTGTTCCGTTGCTTTAGCCATGATATGGCCCCCGTTTGTAGCGTCCAGAAGGATCGCTTGTTTTGTCTACCATACGATAGACTGCCTGCCAACCATGCCGTGCCTAACCCTGCCAAGCCCCGCCTGACCGAGCCACGCCCTGCCTGCCAACCATGCCCCGCCTCTCCGTGCCTTGCCAGGACACGCCTCGCCTGCCATACCAGGCCACGCCTTTCCCTGACGCGCCGTGCCCCACCTTTCCCCGCCTGCCCAGCCACACCGGGCCAGCCTAGGACCTAAGCGTTGCGCCTGCTTCTCGAAGTTTCGTCGCCGTCTTTCTCAAGACTGGTGCAAGATAGGAATAGTTTTCTGCCGTCGTCTGCGCCTCGGAGATTGTCGAATCGAGACGCCCCATGATCTGCGCTCGCAACTCAGGATCGGACAGCGCCTCCTTGAGCGGAACGTAAGTCATGTTTTTGTCAGGCTCATCCTCGCCTGATTCCTTCGATGGCGTAGCGAATCGCACTGACTCATAGGCCCTAACCATCGTGGTTACAACCTCACCGTCATCCTCCCTTTCCTCTGGCGTTACAAGCATACGCAAGATGAGGCGCGCCTGTTCTTTGCGGTACTCTTCGCCAGCCTTCGCATCGTCCCACTCGAAGCATCGATGCAATTCACCGCGCGACTTCCTGGCCGCCGCTACTACATTCGACGCATCCTTGAGTGGAATCTTTTCCAATTCAGCGCCGACCTTCTGAGGGTCAGTGCCGATCCGTGAACCAGCTTTCCATTGATAAACCATAGATCCTCCTTGCCTGCCAACCTTGCCCATCCAGGCCGCTCCTTGCCACACCCTGCCTGCCAAGCCATGCCCCGCCGTTCCTTGCCAGACCACGCCTCGCCTAACCATGTCAAATAAAAAGCCTGCGTTGGCGGGGAAGCGCCTAGCAGGCCATAAAAACAAATTGGTTCAATAATCCCTTCCCGGATCGTCAAACATTAAACAAATCATAAACCCATTCGATAAGTTTGTCAATAGTTAAAGTGTAAAAACTCCACGTGTTTCGTACACGGATTTTGTCTCTGTTGCCTGGACGGATCTCCAAAACGCCATGACACTTGCTACAACTCCGTCTATATGCCGACCAGTTTTACCGCGTTCGGGTTTTACTAATTTTATATTCGCCGCTGGATCTGATACGGTTTCAGTGCAGGCCACCATCCAAGACATAACTGGATTTCCACCAGTGGCAAGCTGTCCTCCTAAAACTTTTCTTTCGAACTCCTTACACGCTGGACTCATCGAAAGAAAGCCTTGGCGGAACTCGACACACTCAATTCCATCGGCCATCAAGTCGGTTACTAGGCTAGAGCTGTTGTACGGGTCAAAATCCAGCTCGATTAGGTCATACTTTTTTGCGTCCTCTTGGATTTGATGTTTGATGAAAGAGTAATCGATTACGTTTCCAGGGGTTGCAGTGATAAGTCCGTTTCTTATCCACGTGCTATAATTTACTTTTTCCCTAAGTTCGCGCTCTCTCATGTTATCTTGAGGAAGAAAGAAGCGATACAGGAATTGATATTTGTCGTCTTTGGTTTCAGGAGGGAAACAAAGACACCATGCGCTTAAGTCGGTGGTTGTAGAAAGGTCTAGGCCTCCCCAGCATCGACGCCCTGCGAGTCCATCGGCATCCACCGGGCCATTGTTCTTGCTCCACACGTCTTGAGTAATCCAGCGCGTTTGTGCTTCCGTCCACTCGTTCAAGTGTTTCGTCTTAAAGTTATTCTGCTTTGACGGCATTGAGAACGCCTCTTTGAAATCGTCCTCCATTGTCTGTAATTTCTTCGATACTCCTAAGTTTGGATTAGCCTTTATCCATAGGCTCGAATCCTCCCACGAATCGCCAGTATCAAGCGAATACACCATGCCGAACACGGTATCATCTATTTCAGACCCGTCAAGTATCCGCTTGATACGTTGCTCCATCTCGAAGCAAGGGTAGTCCTTTTCGAATCCTGCTGTAGTAATTAAATACATGAGCGGTTGCCGACGCGATCCCATGCCTGTACGCAATACATCATACATTCCCGAATCAGGATGGGCATGATACTCGTCAAGGAGTGCGGCGTGGACGTTAAGACCGTCAGAAGTATTTGAGTCTTGACCGAGAGGAACATACTTTTGAGCTTTCGACTCACACGTCAGAGTATTTTTGAATACGTTTACAATCCCGCGCAAGGACGATGATGATTTTACCATCCGCGTAGATTCTGAATGTATGATCGTAGCCTGATCCATCTTCGTGGCTGCCGTGTAGACTTCAGCTCCTGGCTCATCATCGAAGAACGCAAGATACAAACCAGTAGACGCAAGCTGTGTGCTCTTGCCGTTCTTTCTCGCCACCGCCGTGTAAGCTGTTCGGAAGCGCCGCGTTCCGTCATCTTGCTTCCATCCGAAAATATTCCAGTCTATGAATTGTTGCCACGGCTCAGGGCTAAGAACTTGTCCGGCCCATTCGCCCTTTGAGTGTTTGCAAAATCGATAGAAGTCTAGGCGATGTTGCGCTGCTTCTCGGTCAAACCATAGACCGCGTTCAACTCCATGCTCAAGGTCATCGAAGTATCGTTGACACGCTAGTTTGACCCATTTACAGGCTATTATCTTTTCATCGAGTACGTCTCGCGCGTATTGTTCAGCCGGGTGCAGACCCATCCATTCCTTTCGTCATCGCGACGATAGAAAAAAGGGCGGCCGTCCTCTAATAAGAGGCGCAAGGTGCGGGATCTCCGAACCGTGGCCGCCCGTAATTCACTTCGCTACTTTATCGCGTTTCATAAATTGTTCGAACTCGCTTTCTTCTTTCGGCGGATCAATCGCTATCGATCCGCGCGAACTAGGCGACATGCCGAAATGGTCAAGCTGACGAGTAAGAGCCGCCAAGTATTGAAGCTCTAGCGGCTCGATTTTCGAGACTAGTTTTAGAATACTTTGGATTAGGTCGCCGTCCGCTTCTTCGTCTTCCGTTGCTCGCTCTACCAATTCGTCCAATGACTCGCGACGAATGGAAAGCTCTTTATATTTCTTCCAGGTTCGCCAGAGCGCATCCCAGGCTATTGCATCCGAGTCTTGAAGGATACCCATCTTGGCAAGTAGGTTTCCGTAGTAGTCCCAGGTAGTTTTGATATCGAGCAGATCGGAAGGGCACTCGTGAACCATCGGCGTACTCGACGCCGTTTCGGGAATAGCTCGCTTGCCGGGATTTCCCCGGAGCTTCTTTAGTTCGGCTGATTGTGGCTGCGGCCCGCGTTTACCCATAATGCTAGCCTATACGATACGCGCGATAGTGTCAAGTAGGATCAAAACTTGCGGAGATGGAGAGATGAC